GATGGACCTGGAGCATTTGGAGTGCTTGGCAATACGTTTGCATTGGCAACTTGATTGGCTGTCATGCCTTCTGCTTCTGGTCCTAAATTGCTTTGAGCAGTTTGAAATTCACTACTTCCTTGAGGTAATGCCTCAGTAGGAACACTTTCTGCTCCTGCACTTGTTAAACCAGCAGAAGTATCCATCGTTGCAGATCCTAATCCTTCAATGCCAGACTCTAATCCAGCACCACCCCAAGCACTTAAACCAGCCATAAGACCTTGAGTAAGGCTTCCTGTATAGGCATACTCTCCACCAGCAGACATGGCCATAGCAAGTGGAACAGCCCATTCTTGACCTGTTGCAGCTGCTACTGCTCCTAAAGCCATAGGCAATACTGAACTTAAAAAGCCAGCTTCGGGTAAACCCGTATGTGGGTTAACAGTTAATGAACCACCATGCTTTTCTGCCAATTTTTGCAGAGCTTTAAGCTCCCCAGTAGTCATATGGACTAGTTGGTTATCGTCTCCACGACCATGCGCTTCTAAATGTTTAGCAATTAAAGGTAGACTCATAAGCAACCTGTTAAGTTATTTGGAGATAAGTTTAACATTTAAACCACCGTTCCACTAGCATTTACCCATTTAGTACCATTCCACCAAATAGGATACCCAAGAGTGGTATCAAAGTAAAACTGACCAATTTGTTGATTAGCAGTCGGTCTTTGGGTTTTTGTTCCGTAATCTGGTGTAGCTGTGGCTTGGGTATAGTTATTTAGCTGGTTAAAGTACAGACGTAGCTGGCTTAATATTTGGTTCTCAAATTGAGGCGTATAGTTATTAGGCGCAGATACTGGTAAGTTTGGTGGCGCTGGGTTTAACGGTGTACCGTTATAGTTAAAGTAGGTTGGGATTGTCATTTAGCGTCTGCCATCAGGTTTGACATCGTAACGTGGAATACCAATTTGCCAAGCTACACCTACTCCTGTTGATTCAATTCGAATAGCCATCTGACGACCACGAACCCGTGTATAGACTTGACCTGTAAATTGATTGACCGTATAAGCAGGGATATTAGTAAAGTTTTGTGAACTTAAAACCTGTGGGTTATCCACAGCAGTATTGTAATCAGTGCCTGAGTTTTGCCGAGGTATTAACTGCATCGTTACCGATGGCTGATTAGTTGTTGAACTATTAAAGTTAATATCTGGCAACATACGCCAGACAAAACCAAAATGCTGTCCAGAATCTTGTGGGGATATTTCAAAGTCTGAAGACTGAATATAAGCATTGATTGGTAGGGTGGCTGCCGTTGATAGGTCATCGTTACCGTTTTCTTGGTATAACAAAATACTATTGCCGTTTGTAGTAGTAATAGTGGTTGAAGCTGTTATTTGAGGCAAATTGACTGTATAAGTACCAACGCCACCTGACCCTGAACCAAGCGCAGTAATCGTAGTACCAACTGCAATTCCATTACCAGATAATGTTTGACCTACCGCTAAAGAACCTACCGTAACAGAAGTAACCGTTAAAGTTGAGCCAGAAATAGAACCAGTACATATTGCACTTGTAGCATAAGTAGAAGATATTGGATATTGGACAATACCTGTTTGATACCAAGCAGTTCTAGGCATAGTGCCGTAATACCAAACTTGGTCTAAATAATTATAAATAACGTATTTATCTACAACCGTGTTACCGCTAGATTGGCTAACATAAAACCACCAGACCTCATTAAAACCTTCGTTAGCACCACATACGACTTGATAAGACTGATCTTGATTGATATCTTCAAAAATGTATTGTTTTAATGAGCAAGGCAAGGTTTGTACTGTACCGTTATACATATAGAAACGGTCTTTGCCCATCCAGTACGTTACGTTATTAACCGTAATCATGCAGTTAGGAGATATAACAGATATGTTATCCATGAGCATTTGGAAACCCCATACATACGGAGTGCCAATATACTGCATTGAATAAAGGGCAGAATCAGTCCAAACTAGAATCTCTTGGCGGGTGGCACGAGCACCCATAATGAATGAGCCGTTAGACAAGGCGTATTCACCAGATTGATTAGTTAATTGGGGAACCCATTGATACGCATTAGCTTGGTCTGACCAACGCACTAACATAGGGTTAAATCCAGAGTTACTAACTAATTCACCATTTAATGTGCTAGTCGGAGCACCAGGAGTATAGGGGTTAGCACCAAAACAAATAATAAATTCTTGAACTTCAGACGAAATAACTTGGTAGGTCTGAGTAGGTATATAACCGCCAGAATAAGAAAAACTATAGTTACCTGAGCTATTTAAAGTAGTGGTTTTAGTAATCGGTACAGTAGTTGCGCCTGTTATATAGTTTGCAGCTACTTGAGTTCCTGCTGGGATACCTATTCCTGTAATCACCATTAACGGATAAATATAAGGTGCATTAGTTGAAGTTACAGTAATTGACGTTGCGCCAGAACTAAATGTAGAAGCATCAGTAAGTAAGGTTGTAGCATTTGCAAGGCTGCTTAAATATTGAGCACGAGCACTAACCCCACCAATATCTTGCCAGTAAAAAACAGGACCATTACGAGGAGCTAAAACAAGGTCAGCACCAAAGTTATCATTAGACCAAAGTCTTAATTGTTGTCCAATACCAGAAGAATAACTAGAACCCCAAGTGCCACGACCCCAAGGACCAGCGCCCCATCCTGTACCAATAGAATAGACGTTTAGACCTGATGGATATTCATAGGCAAGAGTAACTGTTCCACCTGTACCAGAGCCTGTTCCAGAAGCATTGGTAGCAAAATTAACTGTAAATTGATTAGTTGCTGGAATACTGGTTACTTGATAATCGCCACCAGCAAATTGAACTCCGTTAACTGCAGTTGTAGAAGTAATTAAAACATAATCACCCACCGAAGGTGAGTAAGAAGTATCAGTAATAGTCACTACTGGGCTACCGCTTACTGTTGAGATAGTTCCAGCAATAGACGTTATAGTATCTGTTTGTATAATTGGGGTAATGTCATAATAAGTACCGCCTGAGTAAATATAATATTTAGAGCTAGTACCTAAACCATAATAGACGTTACCAGCACCAAGGTCTTGATCTGACCATACCCAAATAGAACGGCATATACCGTTAATTGTATTTGGTGATACTTGGGTCCAACCACCAATCTTTTCTGCTAAACCAGAACGAAACCGCACTTTATCACCGTCATACCAGCCACCCTCATTAGAGTAAATAGTACCTTCTCGGTTAAGACCTGGCTTTAGTGCTAGTTTTTGTAATGGCATGATTAACCTAATATTTCTCTAGCTTTCGCTATTTTTGCTTTTCTATCATCTAAACCAATAATTCCGCCATTAATGCGCTTGGTCATCGTTTCATAATCTTGGGTATCAGCCAAGTTGTTTAGTCCTTTTTTGTTCCAAAACCAGCCAGCGCTTAAAGCCGCATATTTAGGATCAACCAACCAATTAGGATTCCCGATAAAATCCATACCCAGACCAGATCCGCAGTTTGCATACGCTTCCTTACCAGTCATTTGTATAAGACCTCTTCCTCTGTAGGCATAACCCTCACCAGATTCCTCATTGCCATTACCCATGCGCCCAGAATATATTTTGTTAGCTAGCTTTTCTGGGTTGTTTGCATATTGGTCAGCCACATCGAGACTAGGAAATCTACTGGGCCAAACAGCCATAAGTCGAGTAGCGGAGTAATTAAGGTTTTCTTCCAAAATTCTAAAATTCCCAGATTCATGAGCACACTGTCCTATAAAAGAAGATTGGCGTTGTGTTGTAGAAATATCATACTTAGCAAAAGTCTCTTCCAATGGGCCTAGCCATTTATGGTCAATACCTAAAGCATCTAATTGGTCGTATGTCATTTGGTTGGAGTAGCGTTATAAATTAATTTGTCTTTAGCTTGAGAACCAGCAGAACTTCCAAAATAAAAACTAATAATTGATACCCAAGCAGTGCCAAGACTTCCTAACATAATCATTAAAGCTTGATTAGTTGAATCCACTTTGCCAGTCATTAGACCAAACAAAATACCAAAGAACCCTAAAGTAACGCCAAAAGCCAATATAGGAGGAACAATAGATTTAGTCTGAGATTGCATATCACGAGCAGAAGCACGGTCTTGAACAGCCAATTGTTCAAAGTTTAACCCTAATTCTTGAGCTGATTTTTGTAGTTCAATTTCAGCTTGTTTAATTGAGGCTATTTGGTCAGAGTTTAATTTGCCACTATCTATAGTGTCTTGTACTTGAGACTCATCTATTCCCAAGGCTTTTGATACTGCTGATACAGCCAAACCAGCAAGAGGACCACCAAGGCAAGTAGCAATAGTAGGTGCAATTTGTTTAAGCCATTCCATATCATTTTCCTATTTGGGTTTCGTTACTACCTTTACGAACCGTAACCTTTTCACCATCTACGTTTACTGACATAGGGTCACGATCAGCCATACTATCTAATCTGGAAATAAGCTCTTTCATAATTTCAAACTCAGGCTTTTCTTCTTTATCATTAGCCCCAGCTACATTGTTTAGCATGGAAATTAACGCTGTTAAAGAAGCACCTAATAGACCCATCACTGCTGCCATTTTAGACTCTTCAAGCACAATGGATGCACCAACACCAACAATAACAATAATGGTGATATAAATTAAGCCATGTTTTCCAATAGCTTTACCAGCTACCTCTTTTGCCGTTTCAATATAAGTTTGTTGTTCCATACGTTATTCCTTTAAAACTCTTTAGTAAAGTTCAGTCCAAAGAGCCATAGTAGTATTGCCGGTTGTTAAGTCTACTCGGTATGTAGCGCCAGTAAGAAGTTGGTTTAAAAAATCTTTCATTATGATTTCATAATATATGCAAGTGCGTAGTAAGGAGGCAAATTCTGTCCTGTGCCACTTGAACCAGTTGCATTAATAGTAGTTGTAATATTTGCATTACCAGTAGCTGTTGTACCTGAAGCTGGTGGCGCACCCGCCCCTGCTGGGCCTGTT